GAGCGTTATCGTTTTTCTCGTCATTAGTCATTTCGTCTACGAAGTCAGCGAAAGAATCGCTTACATCAAAATCATTTTTCATTAGTAGGTCCAGATTACATCTTCACTTTTGCTTGGGTCATCGTCAACGTGTATAAAGTTCTTTGCTACACCGATGCGATTAAACCCTACTTGGAGAAGAGAGTTAATAATAATATATTTTTGTGTTGAGGTAGGAGCATAGATATCTACGGCTCTACCGACTGTGTGACTGCTTGATGGTACGCCACCTACCTTTGCGTTATGGGCAGGACTTCTGTATCCGCTTGTAATTTTAAATCCTATAGCTGCAAGCTCACGAGCTTTTGATAGTTTGTTTAGAAATGATACATCCATATTCATATAGCTCCCTCTTTCATCGGGTGAGTCAAACTCGCTATACTCAAAGAACATATGGAATGCTCTTGTTAATCCTTCCATCATTTTACTTTTTTAATTTCCGATGTCCACGATGTGTAACATACTGCTAATCGCTGGGATGTCTCAGGGTATTCATCCATCATTGATTCGTTACTCATACATCTATTTGTGAACTCAGGTCTTGTTTCCTTTAGATTGGGAACTGGTATCGGCATTGTCGTTAATATTAGAGTTAGAAAAAAGAGGCTCGTCCCAATAAAGGAAGAGCCAACCACTGTTATAATTTACATTTTTCTCTTTACTCATTAACTAACTTTCTGTACGATAGCTCTGCAATAAAAGACGTATAAATGGCGTATAAGGGATTAACTTCTAGATAAGCATACAAGAGTAGGCTGCACCAAAACGAGAGGCACAGAACGCAGTTAAATGGCTTAAACGGCAATACTCTTTCCATTACCCATCCGTAGGGTTCAAAAATAAATAGGAATGCAAACATTAATCCCATAGAACTAACCAATATCCAATCGTTATAAATCTCCATCATAGTTTTTTGCTTATGTTATCGTCCTTTATGTACTTGACTAACTTTGTTATTTTTTCTCCATCTTCTACACAGACTAAACGACCTTTGATTTTCTGACCGTAGACATCTTTCCATTTAAGACCTACGATTTTGTTGGTCATAGTTGAGTATATAATACTAATAATTAGATTAGCGGCAGAGCCGCCTTCTTTGTAGTAATGCAGAAACTTGTCACACACCCTCATTACCGCTTCGTCAACTAATGACTGCTCAAGCTCCTTGTCTCCGTTCGTTACAAAAGCTGATGATGAAATCTCTAAGGCACGTTGATATATAAAAGAACCGAGCGGTTCTGTTATTCTATTTTGTTTGACAGAGGCCAATGCTTCTAGCTCAATCTTGGATTTATCGTACCGAGTATTTTTCTTCAACCTTGTCTAGTATTGATATTATTAAGTGTACGTAATCATTGAGTTCTGTTGCTGATATGTCAAGTTCAAAGCCCAAGCGTACCAATGTGACGGGTATATCTCTACGGACCAATTCGTCAATTGTGTCGTGTAAATCGATAATGAAATTTGCTTCAGAATCGGTGATTTCTTCGTAATGCTCATTTAGGTTCATTTCAATAACTAGCTCTTATTCTATCTGCTTTATCAGCATCAAGCTCTGCGATTAAATCTATATATTCTTTTTCCTTTCTATAAGCATCTTGTATCTCCTCAAATGTAGAGTCCGTTCCTAGATTTGCAAATAGAATTGCCATTTCATATAGATAGAGGTCAACCCTGTTCTTAATTAATTTACAAGTCTGGTAGTTTTTTTGATTAATCATCACCTAGGTAGTTTACGTTTTTGCATTTAACCTTAACCAAGAACGAGTCTTTTGGAAGCTCTTTGTCAATGATAATGTTAAGCCTTTTGTAGTATTTGTTACCATCATCTTTAACAATGCCCTGAGATACGAGAGTATCAGAGAGAAATTTTGAAACAAGAATAACATTGTCAACATCGTGACGAGAATTATACCTGATATGAATCTCATAAGAATCACAGGTAAAAGAATCAAATTTCTCAAGCTCTGCTTTGCAATATGCGCTGTATTCATCTTTATGTTTTTTACGTATAGCCCAATGTTTGCCCGCATAATATTGGTTCAGGCTTGGGGGTTTAGGAAGCATTAGTGTTATCTCGCTATTCATAGAACTTAGCTTTTTTGATGTCTAGAAATCCGACCTCCTTGTCTATGAACTGACGTTGATTAAAGTGCGAAGTTTTAGGCATACCTTTTATCTCCCAAATAGGTTGAGACATACTCGCTAAATTGAACGCATATATACCATTGGGCGTTTGAGAAATATAAACAGGTATAGTGAGATGCTTTTTTGCTCTGGCAACAAGTTTATCGTACTTAGCTTTTTCTATAAGCAAGTCATCATAATGTTTGTTACGGCACTTGAGTTCTATGTCGCACTCTAAAGAAAGAGAATAGCAATCGTAGTGGTTGTACTTACCTTCGGACCACTCAAGGTCTTGAATATAATTATTCTTTAGGTGTTCAAATAAGCTATCCTCGTTCTTTTTCCAAGTCATTCTTTTTGTCTTAGAGCTATCTTTAATAATATAAGGTAGCCAATTAAATCCTGAACTGTATCTTCAGTTGCATCTGTAATACCTCTTGATTTTATACGCATCAGCTTGTCATCTATCCTCGCGCCAAGGCTATCTATTGCATCACCCCTAGAGAAGATACCCACAGGGTAGAGGGCTGAGTCCCCGTAGGCATCATTCTTCTCTAGAAGCAAGTTAGTAACCTCGGAAGAAACTTCTAATATGTAATCTTTAGTAGTTTTCATCTTTCACAATATAATTAATTATCTAGTAAATCTACCTCTATTTTGTAAACTTTTTTAACATTTTCTTTTTGTATCAAAAGCCTGCCTGATGAGGGGTTATAAAATATGTAGTTTTTTGTACACCCTGTATAATCTGATACATCAAATTTATACATTGTTCCGTTGACGGATATGTTACCGTCTTTTTCTACAATTATATTTAGTGCATCGCTAACATTAAATCTTAGATAAGCTCTAACTAAGTTTGCGAATGCTATCTTTCTATCAATAATTAGACTGTGGGTATGCGAATTGTTTGCTTCCATCTTTGCTGAGTTCATAGTATCTGTTAGACAATTTATCATAATACAAGGTAACGCTTCCTAGCTTACCTACAATCTTAGGCTTTGCCTTTACGACTGTAATTTTAACTTGATTGGGTTCGTATGGAATACCATTCTCATCCTCTAGTCCAAAGGGGCAACGCCAAACATTAACGACCATCATACCTTTACGGCTCCATTGCATACCGCCTGCGATATCATTCATCGTAGGTACGTCAACATAGGGTACTCCGTTTTTATACTTAGCCTGTTGGTGTTTAGTGTGTACTGTTACAATGGTATGAAAATCCTTGTCCGCAGAATGCTTACGAACCTTTGTAAGTATCTGACCAATAGCTATATCATCACGTACTCCTGAGGATACATCAGTCTTGATTTCTGTGAAGGGGTCAACTAAGCAACCATCAATCTTTAAATCGTACTGCTCCTCTATCTCTTCTACTGCTGTATAGTAACCCTCTATACTTAGGTCCTGAAGTCCACTATCAATAATAAAGAAGTGCTTGTTTATAAACTTAATAGCACTATCTGTTTCTTCGTCTGTAGCTGTAACTTTATCGTTGATGAAGAACGGCTTACGTAGGTACACCCATAGTAGCTCTGCAAATACCTCCGTTGGAGAACCTGTCTCTGGAGAATATACTGCCCATTTCCATCCTGAGAACTGAGACAAATTCATCATCAATTCAAAGGCAAACTGTGATTTACCTTGATGCGCCCCCGCATATATATAGGTAGTGCTACCTTTCTTAACTGAATACTTGTCAAACAAGGAATCAAATCCTGTCCAAGCACCCTTCTTGACTCCCTCGTTTCTAAGGGTGGTCAATGAGCCTCTAAGCTCTTCCGCTGTATAAACTATATTTCTAACCATAACTATTTATTTAATCTCCAAATTCCTTACTGTAATTCTCCTCTTTATGCGAAAAGGATTTGCTTATCTCTTTACGATAGAACTCCTCTATGATATGGAAATCGTAAACGCTTTTACCTGTTGCTCCTACAAACGACATTATCTTAGCTATCATCTCAGGATTGCGATTGATATGGTCAAGAGACTTTGCCCTTGTAACAAACTGAAACGGTCTATCTTCTGTACCGAAATACATATTGGTATAACCATTGCCACGTTTCTTTCTCCAAGTAAGCCTTACGCCTACATCATAAATCATTTGTCCTTGTTGTAGCTCTTCGTACTTTTCGTCTTCGCTCATATTACATTTTTATTAATCGCAACCTTCTCTGGTACTTACGTATAAGTAGTGCTGAGTTGGTTAGCTGTTTCTGAATATCATCACTCCATCCAAATCTACTTGCGTGTAGTGTTATGTTTACTTGGTCAAGCATAAGCATCTCCAAGTATTTCTGTATCTCTCTTATGTGTTTTCTCTTGCGTGTCATATCAATAGAATGATATTTGACCATCGTCAGCGACTGACATAAACGCACCATCTTCTTCGTTTCTTAGTTTCCTGAAGTTAAACACATCTGTAAACTCAGGATGTTTCTCTACGAATAATCTTGAGTAGTACGATTGATACGCATCATTGATTCTAAAGTTCTTATCTGAACTATCTAAGAACTCGTTCCATCTAATCCAATTTATTATTAGCTTAGAACTAATCTTATTTTTACCTCTAGCCACAGCTTTAAAGACTTGCTTTTCAAATGCCTCAAATATATGTGGGTTCTCGTTGTGGAATTTTACAAATCCCTCTCTAATAGATATACCATTTAACTCTTTGTAATTCATCTCTCTTTGGTGTTAAAGGTTATAATTAAAGAAGGGGGGCAATGCCCCCCTACTAATAAGTACCAATGAAAATATTTTAATTAGAACGGCATATCATCTGTGTCGTTTACCGCTTGTGGTTTTGCC